GTCCTGGCGGCCCATGACCATGCTAGACTTCTTCCAGATCAGGCACTGGCGGACTTTCCAGCCTGCGTCTTGGGCAGCGCCTCGGAAGTTGTAGCCCTCAGAGTCTGCGTGCCAGATGTAGAAAACAGCGCCGGGCTTCATGACTGTGTCGGCTGCGGTGTAAGCATCGCGCAAGAACTGGCGGAACTGGTCGTCGCCCATCTCGTCGTTCTTGATCTTGAGCGCGTCCTTTGTCTTGCCCTCATAGGCCACGTTGTAAGGTGGGTCGGTCAGCCACATGTCCACCAGCTGGCCTTCGGTAAGTTTTTCCAGATCGCTGACGCTGGTGCTGTCGCCACACAGGAGGCGGTGCTTCCCCATCACCCAAATGTCGCCTGGCACGGTGCGCGGGTGTTCCGGCAGCGGTGGGGCATCGTCGGGGTCGGTCAGGCCTTCGGTGCCCACGGGTGCCAGAAGCTCTTTGATCTCGTCCAGGTCAAAGCCGGTCAGCTCAAGGTCGAAACCAAGCTCCTGCAGGTCGGCAAACTCCACCTTGAGCATTTCAGTGTCCCAGCCGGAGTTCAGCGCCAGCCGGTTGTCGGCAATCACATAAGCGCGTTTTTGCGCGTCGGTCAGGTGGTCGAGTCGGATGCACGGCACGTCGATCAGGCCCAACTTGCGTGCAGCGAGCACTCGGCCATGTCCGGCAATGATTCCCCCCCCCCCGTCAATCAGCACCGGATTGGTGAATCCGAATTCCTTGATGGATGCCGCGATCTGGGCCACCTGCGCGTCGCTGTGCGTTCGGCTGTTGCGTGCGTAGGGTATGAGCGCATCGATCTGGATGGCTTCGAGTGTGTCCGGAAGTTTCATTTTTCTGGCCTTTGTCAAAATCCGCCGTTGCGGGTGGTGGTGCATGTAACACTGCCGTCCCAGTTTTTGACGCACCGGGTGGTGGTCTGTGCCTGGGCAAAGGTGGCGGCCAGGGTGATGGCGAGGATGATGATGGATTTCATGATTTACCTTTCTTGGTTGCGAGCGCTTCCGCCCGATAGTGTTTGGCCAGTTCGATCAGGCCTTCGTGAGAGTATTTGCGCACCGTGTTGTCGCTCTCGATGCGCTCCACGGCTTGCAGGCCGATGCGTTCGACCAGGCGCTTGCGGTATTCGACGTGATTCCCGGCCAGGTAGTTGTTGCAGTGCTTGCATTGGCCGTGGCAGTTTTCCTCCACAAACCTCATGTTCGGTGCGCTGCCGACTGAACGGTAGTGTCCGGCATCGTAGGTGTTCGGCTCGTTGCTCAGTGGCGTTCCGCAGGAAATGCAGGGTTTACCCGCGTCCCGTGCTCTCACAAAGGAATTAAAGGCCGTCTGCGCTTTCTTGGTCAGCTGCGGCTTAGTTTGCATGGCGTCCAGCTTTTGACGGGTCTCCTTGCGGTCTTTGGCCTGCTCCTTGGCTTGGGTTTTTTCCGTGGCTTTCCTGGCCAGCACAAGGGCGCACGGTGGGCTGCATACCGTTTGCAGCGGCCTGGTCTTGGTATAGGCGCACTGGCAGACTTTGCACTTGGCGGGCTTGGTCATTTGACGCCCCTATCGTCCAGCCAAAGCATGAACAGCAAACAGCATCCAGCGTGGGCCAGGTGGTGCAGTCCGCTTTCCGGGTCGTTTTTCTCACCATCGCGCCAGGCGTGCACGTGCCGCATCATGGCGTCGTAGTAGCGCTCAGGGCCCCGGTCAACGTGCTGCCAGTTGTTCTCGGTGTACTTTGCTGCGCCGAATTCCAGAACGGAAATGATCTGTTGGACGGTTCCGGCAGGCAGAAGGCTCCAGCGTGGCTTTTTTCCGTCGTGCTTGGTGCCAATCATGATGCTGCCTCGATCTTGTAATCGTGAAAAACGTAGCCCTTGCTGGCATCTCCAACTTTGTGAGCCTTCACCCAGACATTCTTGCCGCTTTTGAGCCTGCGAATGTGGCCGCGACGGTCGTGCAGCCGCGGTGAGGCGTGCGTGCCACCTTCGCTTTCAGACCGCGGCTTTGCTGGCTGGATTATGACCGTGTGCCAGTCGTAAGTCGGCAGCTTGCCTTCAGCGATCTTGCGACGGTTAGTGAATGTCTGCTTGACCTCTGGCCGATAGCTTTCGCAGCCGGTGTCCATGCTTTCCAGCCACTTGGACATGGTGGCCAGCATGATTTCGGCCACATCTCGCGGCAGATCGTCGCCTTCGTCCACCGGGCCGTACTTGATTTGGCCATCCTCGATCAGGTATACCATCGGCGGGAATGTGGTGTATTTTCCAGGTTGTCCCTTGCTCAGGTCGAGCACGATGCCTTCTTCTGGGTCTCCACCAGACGCCAGCATCATCATTTCGTAGCGTTCGTGGTTTCCAGACTTGCCAGACCAAAGCACCAGGTTTTTCTCAAACGGTGGACGATGCGTGGCCAGGTTGTCGATCTTTATGCCTGTGGACAAGTCAGCGCTGGAGATGTCAAACCACTGCATTTCGGTCGGGTCGAAGCCTGCCGATATGACTGACTTCATGATTGAGCGCACAAATGCTGTCGTCATGTGATCTCCCCGGTATTCTGGTCGATGTATTCTGGCGCGGTGAACTTCACGCCTTGCTGCGCACCAAATGCCTCAATCAATTCTTGAAGTTCGCACATCTCTGGCTTGGTCATGTTGCTGGTGGACTTTCCAAGGGCCACAAAGCCTCCGTCTATGCCAGGCACGACGTCCTGCTTGGTCAAGGCAGCGGTCAGCACGTCCTTCCAGTTTTCAGGGGTCAGCTTCCTGCCGTACCAGTTCACCTGCTTGCTGACGTCGGTCAGCATGGCCCAGAGCCTGCGGTTTTGTTCCAGGCTGCGTGTTTCGGGCCGAACCTCGACAACCATCCGGTGGCCAGCCATCAGGGATGCCTTGATCAGCGGCCAGATCTGCTGCGTCAGGATTTTGTGAGCCTGTACTGGCTCAAACAGCGTGATCTTGATGCGGTCGGTCATGTCAGGCACTCCCGGACTGCGATCCAGCACTCGTCGGCGCTGAGGGGGGTTTCGTCAATGTCTGGGCGACGGATGCCAAGATGCGCTCCCGGCCAGGGTTCTGCGGGTATCGGGCAATCGCTGCCAGCATCCCGGCAGCTGCGGCCTTGTTCGGCCTTGTGCTGATCACCAGCCGGGTGCAGCACTGTAGGCACCCAAAGTGATACTGGCCGGACAGCGGGTTCGTGGCGTGGGCTTGGCAGGCTTTGCATGTCATTTCTCACCAATCGCCAGTTTGCCAAGTGCGTCAGCAATCTGAAAGCTGATCGCCGTTTTCCCGCCGACTTTTCCGCCTTTGTAGACCAGTCGGGCTTTCTCGGTCTCGCCAATCACGGCTGGCTTCGGTGGCTTCAGGCCTTTCTTGGCGTACATCTCGTCGGGGCTTCGGTCGCCAACCAGCAGGCGTGGATAGTCGAACGTCTCACGGTCGGTGTAAGCGCGGTGCGATTCGCAAAACCTGTGCTGCAGGTAACCCAAATCCTTGGTCTCGCTGCGGCAAACCTTCGGCCAGCCACCCAAGTCCTCGATGGCCGCGTGAATTGCCGGGTCATCAAAAACCACGTCCGAGTACGCGCCAACCCGCTGCATTGCGTCAAATGCTTTTCCCCAGGCCAACATTGCTCGGTCTGTGGCCGTGCCTTCCAGCTTGCGCACAAGATCGGCAGGCTTCGGCGGGAAAACGCCGCGCTCGGCATCCATGGCGTGCTGGGTCAGAGCTTTGCGCACCTGGTCAAGATCAAAGCGTTGGCAGGCTTGCCACCAGACCGACAGGGCAAACGGGGTGACGTCCTGCTTGTAGAAGGCCATCACGTCGCGCAGGATGTCGGCAAATTGCTGCTGGTCAGTTGCTTTCATGTGTCGCTCCTTGTTGCGCCAGCCACTCGTCGACGGCTGCCTGGTTGCGCTGCTCGACCGCAGCTTGCTTGTTGATCACTTGGCCGCGTTGCGTTGCAACCCAGTCGGCTTTGAAAGATGCCCAAGTTCTCAGGCAACACTCCTCGATGGCCTTGTCGATCGGCCAGCCTGCCTTTGCCGCTTCGTTTGTCATCAAGGCCCATGCCGTTTCGGTCAGTGGGGCGCTTTTCTTTTTCCTGATGACAAGCCAGTCGTTCCAAAGTTGTTCATCAACAAAGTCGGGGCGCTGAACAGCAGAGGCGCTTGCGCCTTTCTTCTCTTTCTTGGTTCTTGGTTCTTGGTTTATGGTTATTGGTTCTTGGTTAGGTGGCGCTTCGTTCACGCTTGGTGCACGGTTCGTGCTTTTCTCTCGACGCTTCGTTTCACGTTCTAGGGCGATCTGTTTGTTTTTGTCGGCCTTGGCGTGGTAGTCCAGCAACTCGGCAAGGATGCGATCCTGCACGTATTGGCCATCCTCGTCCAGCTTGAAGAACCTGCCAAGTACAAACTTCACCGCCTCGACCTCGGCCTCAGTGCTAGCCCAAGTCCATTCGATGGCCTCTTCAAGCGTGGGGAACTTCTCACGGTCGTAGCACGAATCAATCAGAAGCGTGTACGCACCGTGCTGCAACATGGACAGCCGTCCGCATTTTTTGGCGTAGTCGCCTAGGTTTCTTTTGTAATAGTGCATTGCACTTCCTCGCAAACCCTCCAGAAAGACTTACGGCAGGCGGGAGGTTCGCTTTTCGAGTGGGTAGCTACTCCCACCCTAGCCGGGTCTTGCATCACTTTACCTCAGACGACCAGGTGGCTCAAGGACTTTCGGAAGGCCGCGCCGAACTTCTTTTCCAGCACTGGCCGCCACTTGTGGGCCACGCCGTTCACCTTCCACATTTGAACGGCAGGGCCATTTGGCACGCCCAGAGCCTTGGCCAGCTTGGAATAGCTACCAGCCTGCTTATGGGCAAAGGCATAGACCTGGTTGAAATACTGATCGTCTTTTGTCATGTGCTGGACTGTAGCACAAATTTATAACGCTCCTAAAAATTTATTTTTGCGTCAACCTATAAAATTCTTTTTTTATGGTGTATGATTCGTTTCACCAACAACCACCCACGAAAGGTAAACACGATGCAAGACAACTTTTACATAAACGCGGTGGACGGCAATGCCGCCATCGTCAGCCAAAACGAGGAGCACATCTCGCTTGGCCTGCACATCCGAGGCGGCAGCTGCCGCATAGACCTGACACCAGAGCGGGCCCAGGAACTGATCAACGCAATCACCCAGACTTTGAACCAGGAGACAACAGCATGACAACCGAAAAGCAAAACGTTTACCAACTGATCTCATTGGTGGCTGGCGAACTGGCCAACACCGGCATCAGCAAAAACCAAAGAAACAGCCAGGGCATTGGATACAACTTCCGAGGCATCGACGACGTTTACAACGCCATCGGCCCATTGTTGGCCAAGCATGGCCTGAGCATCCTGCCGCGCACACTTTCCAGAGATTGTGTGGAGCGCGTAAGCGGCCAAGGCAAAGCGCTGTTTTATGTGACGGTGGATATGGAGTTTGACTTTGTGAGCGCCCACGACGGCAGCAAGCACACGGTCAAGATGTATGGCGAGGCCATGGACTCTGGCGACAAGGCAACCAACAAGGCCATGAGCGCAGCTTACAAATACGCCATGTTCCAGGCCTTCTGCATTCCAACAGAGGGCGACAACGATGCGGATTCACAAACCCACAACGTGGCCGCAAAACAGACGGTTCCAGCTGGTTACGGTGAATTTGAAGCAGCCACCCTGCCAGCCATGCGCGAAGCCGCCCTGCAAGGCAGCGAGGCCCTGGCCGCAGCGTTCCAGGCTTTGCCAAAGTCGGCACACAAGGCAGCGTTCTGGCAAGCCCAAGGGCCAGCCCTCAAGAAAGCTGCCAAGACCGCAGACGAGCAGGAGGCAGCATGAGCCAGCTTACAGACAGAGATAACGCGATCATTCGATTTGCTGTTCATCGCTTTATGACTGACGCATACGCAAGATTGGATGCTGCTGCACAAGACAAAGACGGACGATATTTCCGTCAAGGTGCAGCTGATGCGTTTGCAAAAGATGCAAAAGACGCAGGGGCATTGCTGGAGAAGCTTCCGGTCTCCAAAGGAGAGCAAGCATGATCGAACAAGGCAGTGAGGCATGGTTCGCCCAGCGCCTGGGCAAGGTCACGGCCAGCCGGGTCTCGGACATCATCGCCAAGACCAAGACCGGAGTTTCTGCCAGCAGGGTTAACTACCTGGCGCAGCTGGTAGCCGAGCGCCTGACCGGCCAAACCGCTGAGACATTCAAAAGCGGAGCCATGCAGCACGGCACCGAGACAGAGCCGCAAGCACGCATGGCTTACGAGGCCGAGACTGGCCTGATGGTCACAGAGGTGGCCATGATCCAGCACGGCACCATTGAGATGGCCGGGGCATCGCCTGATGGCCTGGTCGGTGATGATGGCCTGGTCGAGATCAAGTGCCCAAACACCAGCACGCACATTGCCACGCTGATGGCCGACAAAGCACCGAGCCAGTACATCCCACAGATGCAGTGGCAGATGGCCTGCACAGGTCGCGCCTGGTGCGACTTCGTGAGCTTCGACCCACGGATGCCAGAGGACATGCAGCTGTTCATAAAGCGGGTGCCACGCGACAACGCTTTGATCGCTGAGTACGAGGCCGAGGTAATCAAGTTCCTTGCTGAGGTGCAGGAGACGGTGGACAAGCTGATCCAGATTCGGATGGGCGTATGAGCACACAACACACGCCATGGCCGTGGGAAGCCGTTTATATCGGATGCGGAGATTGGGATTTAAAAGGGCCAGTTACTCGCGAGGATTGGAAGTTGGCTGCAGCCGCGCCTGACATGCTTCAGGCTTTGCAGTTGATGCTAGAAACGATCCCGCCATACCTGCATAACGGCGAATGCACGATCCCAGAGATAACCATCGAAGCCGTCAAATCAGCCATGCTGAAAGCGAGGGAATCATGGAAGGCCGCGACCTTCGAGACGCTGGAATCGCTGCGGTGTCCATTGGCCGCGAGGACTGGATCGCCAAGGCACGCGACATGGCCATCTGGATTGCCAAGCAATCCGGAAAGGTGACCATCAACGACGTTCGGCAGCTGATCGACCTGCCAGACGACTTTAACCACAACACTTGGGGTGCGGTTCTGAGGGGTGACGCCTTCGAGCCGATTGGATACTGTCAAGCAACCCACCCATCGGCCCACGCTCGGGTTGTTCGGGTTTACAAACTGAAGGAGCAAGCATGAAAGCACAAGGACTGGCACGCATCGGTAAGGACGCCGAGGTGCGATACACACCAGGCAGCACGGCTGTGGCCAACGTTTCGCTGGCGTTCACTTACGGCAAAAAAGGCGACGATGGCAAGCGCCCGACGCAGTGGGTCGATGCCTCGCTGTGGGGCCAACGCGCAGAGTCGCTGGCACCGTACATCAAGAAGGGTGGCCAGATCGTGGCTTACCTTGAGGATGTGAGCATCCAGACTTACGTCAAAGGCGACGGCACATCGGCAACCAAGATGGTGGCACGCCTCGTCGACTTGGAGTTTGTGGCCGGTGGCGAGCAGGCAAGCAGCCAGCCAAAGCCGCAGCCAAAACCACAGCCAGCGCCAGCTGATTCTGGTTTTGACGATTTCCCTGACGACGTGCCTTTTTAAGGAGAAACCATGAGCACACGCATTTACCTGGTCACCGACGTGGAGACCAACAAACACCGCCTGATTCGCGCAGGCAACCAGGCGCAGGCCATCCGGCACGCCGCCCAGACACGCTTCGACATCGAGGTGGCTGGCCAGGACGATCTGGTGAGCCTGCTGACTAGTGGCATTCCGGTCGAGCTGGCTGGCGCTGGTGCCACGGTTGACATGTTTGAAGAAGCGCAGGAGGCAGCATGAAACGCTACATCGGAACCAAACTGATCAACGCCAAGCCGATGACACGGCAGGCCTACAACGACTTCAGAGGCTGGACTTTGCCAGCCGACGAGAACGGTGCAGACGAGGGTTACCTGGTCGAATACGTGGATGGCGGCAAAGGCAACACCGACCATTACGCCGGTTACGTGAGCTGGTCGCCTGCCGACGTTTTTGACCGCGCTTACCGTCCATGCGAAGGCATGACGTTTGGCCAGGCAATCGAATCGCTGAAGTCTGGCCAGAAGGTCGCACGCAAAGGCTGGAACGGCAAAGGCATGTGGCTGGTACTGGTGCCAGGCACCAAGGACGTGGCGCTGCGTGCTGGCACGCCATACGAAAAGGCGCTGGGCGATGTGCCACCGATTGAAATCCTTGCGCACATCGACATGTGGACAACAAACGCACACGGACGTCGTGCCATGCTGCCTGGCTGGTTGGCCAGCCAAACCGACATGCTTTCTGAAGACTGGGAGATCGTGGAATGACCACCGGAAACAAACGCCAATACGTGACTGTCCGCCTGCCGGACGACATCATGGCCATGCTCAAGGCCGAGGCCGAGCGCAACACCCGCAGCCTGTCTGCCCAGGTGCTGCACTTCCTGAAGCAAGGCCTTGAGAAGGTGAAAGCATGAAGCGAGGCTGGCAGTTTGACGTGGAGTGGTTCACGCACCGCTGGCCGCTGTTTGTGTGCGGCATTCACCAAGGCCAGTTCTGCCTGTGCCTTTGGGTGGTCGATGTGACCATCTGGAGGTACTGATGGACAAGCGCTATGTCCTGATGGCCGTACTGCGGCCTTCATCCATCCACCTGGCCGCGTGCCGGGCACTTTCCTGCGGTTCACGGCCAGCGATGGCTGTGTTTCTTGACCGAGTTGAAAAGACATTCAGCATCCTGGAGTACAAGCCATGACCGACCAATATGCAAGCGAAGCCGATACTTTGGCCCTGATTCGCCGTGACCAACGCAGCGACGTTGAGAAGAAACTGGAAGCCATGCTTGATGAGCGTGGTGCCTGGGAGATGGAATCGGAGCCGTTCCTTCTCCTGCGCCAGATTGCGCTCGAGCAGATGACAACAATTGAATCCATCAAGCAAGCCATCACTGACCCAGAAAATCAGCCGTCGCAGTTTGGAACGGTAACGATGGAATACATGCAGCGCGAGATCGCTGCCGAGCGTGAGGCGATGCTTGATCTGGTGGATAGCTACGCCAAGAACAACACCGATCTGCGTGACGCCATCCGAGCAAGGGGGCAGGCATGACCGAAGACGAGATGAAGCTGGACATGCTGGTGGCCGAGCTGGAGTACGAGAACCGGCTTTTACGGGCACGCAACGAGCGACTGGTATCCGAGGCCCAGACAAGCAACTTTGAGCGCACAGCGGCCTGGCTGAAGGCCTGCGGCAAGGTTCCTGGGCCTGCTGCGCTGTCGGTGCAGATCGGGTGCCACATAGAGGAGTTTCTGGAGTTCCTGCTGTGCGTTGACTTTGATTCAGCAGAGGACGCAGAAAGCCTCGAGCGCAGCGTGGCCGACCTGCTGCGTGTGGCCAACGGGCTAAAGAAGGGCATAGTCATGGCTGGCATCAATCCAAGCGACCGCATCGAGGCGCTGGACGCCCTGTGCGACACCGAGGTGACCGGCAACGGTGTGGCTTACCTGGCAGGCTTTGACAAAGGCGCAGCCGACATGGCCGTGCTGGCCAGCAATGACGCCAAGCTGGTCGACGGCAAGCCAGTCATCCTACCAGGTGGGAAAATTGGGAAGCCCAGCGGGTGGACGGCTCCAGATCTGTCGGGATTCGTGTGAAGAAGCCAAAGCGCCACCCACGGCCGAAGCGGTACACATTGCTGGACGAGATGGCCGCCAGCCCGACCGAGCCTTTGCCAGAGGCTTGGCGGGTTGGCCAGCTCACCAAGATGTACGAAGCCCTGCACCAGCTCGAGCAAGGCGATCAGCCAACTCCGAACGACTGGCGGCTCTGCTCGGACGCTGTGAATTTGGTCGAAACACTGGTGGTCGACATGAAGGTTTGCCAGGACGACAGCGGCCTTCTCATGGATGCCATCACCGCGCTGGCCATGGCAGGCAGGCGCAACAAAGAAGGCAAGACCCTGCGCCTGGACGGTGCAGGAATCGTGGCCGTGCGTGCGATCTTGCAGGACTATTCAGACCTGATCGAGGTTCTGCCTGCGCGGGTTATGGTTCGATGCCATCGGCTAACCGAAAAGCGCCTGCATGAAATCCTGGACGGCAAGAAGCGACCTCACGACGTTGAAATCGTTGATCTGTGATCTGTTAGGGTTTATCCTAATGATGCGTTTGTGGTTGTTTGTGGGTATAATGGAGCCATCTTAACCAAGGAGCAAAGCATGAAACATCACCAGCACACGCAGTACCCTTACAGCGACGAGATCAAGCGCCGACTGTTCATCAGCAAGACCGAACGCCGATGCGAAGCCGCTGCCGGATTCCTCCTGGCTGTTGCCATTGGTGTCGGCCTGGCCTGCTTGTTGGTTGCATGGTGGTCGTCATGAGCTACATCGCAGAGATCGAGAGCCGCGTGGCTGGCATCCCTTGCCTGATCGGTGTGTCGCACTTCGACTGCGTGCAGGGGTCGTATTCCTACAACGCAGCCAGCGACATGGATTACTACGGTTACAGCGAAAGCGAGTGGGACGTTCTTGACCGAAGAGGTCGTCCGGCTGCCTGGCTGGAGCGCAAACTTACCGACGACGACCGCCAGCGCATCGAGCAGGAGATCGCAGAGGCCATGACCGAGGAGGCGTACTGATGGACGCGCTTCAACACTTCGACCAGCTTTATGGCGATCTGGGACTGTCACCAAACGACGCAGCCAAGTGGGTGTTTATCTCTGGTTGGAACAGCGCCATGCAGGAGGCCATGAAGCGTGTGCAAGCCATGCCGTTTGGCAACGACACCAAGGCCAGCTTTTCGATTTACTTTCAGCAGATGATGCACATTGACCCGGCAGCAATTCAAGCGAGGATGCAATGAGCAAACAGACAGAAGCGCTGAAGCTGGCGCTGAACAAAGCGTTTCAGCTTGGTCAAAGATACTGGTCTTGGGCAGACAGTGAATATTCAAGCCATTGGAAAAAGGCCGATGCTGCCAAATCTGAGTTTGACCAGCTTGTGCAAGACACTATCAACACAGCACTGGCCGAGCAGCCAGCACAGCAGCAGGAGCCAATTGGCTGGCTGTACCCAGAAGGATTGGCCGCACTGAAAGCAGGCATGTGCTGGACAGCCTACGGAACAAAACAAGATGCGCGGTGCAGCTTCCCAATTTATGACGCAGTAGCTCCAAAGGTAGAGCCTCCAGCAACGGAGAGTGGTGGCGGGTTCGAGTCCCGCCCTGCGTCAGCACAGCAGCAGGAGCCGGTGGAGAAGTCAGCACAGGAGCAAGTAACGGAAATAAGGCTGTCAAAAATGCTCTGGTGCGACCTTAAAACCAACGACCAACGCAGCAAGTGGCTTTTGCTTGGTCGAGGGTATGAAACGGGTGTTGTTGCTAAAGCAATTCAAAACGATCTGGCTATGGCATATCACAAACTTGCGCTCATTGAGCAGCAAGCACAGCAGCAGGAGCCGGTGGCGATTGTCGAGGCTGTCGTTCCGCACCTTGAGAGCATCGTCGTCAAGCACATTCTTGACGCACCGTTCCCGAGGGTCGGCGACTTCTTCTACACATCCCCACCAGCAAACGCTAACGCTGGCAAGCCGTGGGTGGGGCTGACGGATGAGGAACTTGAAATCATCAACGACTGCGGCGACACGGACAGCTACAAGTTCGCCCGCGCCATCGAAGCCAAGCTGCGGGAGAAGAACACATGACCATAGACGACAAGCCGAAACTGACCGTCATCCCATCGTCCGATCAAAAGGCGATGGGGCTTGACTTAATGAATGACATCCGCGAGCTGGTCAATTCCCCTAAGTATGACCACATGACTGTGGCCACCGTAATCGGCGTGCTTGAAATGACCAAGCTGCATTATTGGAACGTGAATTTATGACCAAAGCCATCGAAGCCGCACACGGTATTAAGGGGAACGCATGAAAACCCAGCACTGCGACGAGTGCAAGCACGCAACCACGCGAGCGCTGCCCAAGCCTGTCCTAATCTGCGCCATGCTTCACAAGCCGCGCTTCTACGCGCCCGTGTACTGGATCAAGGATTCGTGGGGCTGGAAGCGCAAATGCGAGGACTTCACAAAAAAGGAGCAGCCATGAGCAACGTGATCGAGCTTCGGCAAAAGTCAGACCCGCACGGCTCTGGCCAGGCTTTCTGCCTTCAGTGTGGCCACGAATGGATGGCGGTCGCTCCTATTGGCGATACGCGGTTTGAGTGCCCAGAGTGCCACACGCACAAAGGCCTGTGGAAGTTCGAGTTCGCGCCCAAGGTGGGCGACATGGTGCGCGAGTGCAGATGCGGTAACCAGCTGTTCTACATCAAGCCTGAAGGCCACATGTGCGCCAACTGTGGCACGGTTCAGGATTACAGCTGACCAGCACGCCGCTTGGCGTTTGAGTGGGCCTGCCATTGATCGCGGCACTCAGGGCCGCAGAAGCGCCTGTCGTCGGCCACCACATCCTCGCAGTAGTGGCACAAACCAGTCGGATGCAAACGCTGGTGCGGCTCCCTGGCAGTGCGCAGGCAGGCCTCGCGTTCTTGTTCTTCTCGGATGGTTGCTTGGTCGGAAACGTCAGTCATAGAAAAAAGCCCGGCACAGAGACCGGGCAAGGCGGCCGAAGCCGCTGGAGACAACTTGCAATCAGGCTTTTCCTTTGATGCGCTCAAAGGTGCGAAGTCCACCAAGGCCCAACATGCCGGTCAGCAAGACCATCAGGGTCTCGTTGTCGATTGGTGGCAAAGGTGGCACAGAACCGCCACAAACGGCCACCAGCCACGGCAAAACAGGCTGGAGCAGGAACTGGTACACCAGGCCGAAAACGCACGCCCAGCCGGTCGCTGGACGCCAGCCGCCACGGAACATGTCGGTGCCAGCCTCGACCTTGTTGACTTCAAGTTGTCCAAGCGCCAGTTTGGTCTCTGCGTCCAGCACAGCCAGATCGCCTTTCTGAGCCAACTCCATCAGCCTGATCTTTGCGTCTGCGCTGGCCTGTGGGTCGGGCAGCACCTTCTCCAAGACGGTGCCGATCACGGGGATGAGTGCTTGCCAGATCATGGGTATGCCTTTCGATCAAGCTCGAAGTGAGGGCCGTCGGGAAAACGCTTCCAGTCCGCACCGCAAACAATCTTGACGTCCAGCTCCTTGGCCGCCTCTTTCATGGCCGACGCGATCTTGTGATACAGCGGCCAAGACCAGTCCACCTGGTTGTCCACCCAAGCCCCAAGATCGACCGCGTGGCCGGTTATGTGGCGCGAGTTGAGGGTCTGGCTTGCACCGGACTCCATCAGCGTCTTCTGGCGCTCAGGATCGCGCAAGCCTTCCAGGACTGTGAAGTCCACAGTGGTGATCTCAATGGCACGCTCGACAACCTTCACCAGGTCATCGTGCACGCCTTTGAGCCGCTGCTTTGACCGTGCGCCGAGCTTGTACATCAGTGCCCTTTCCAATGGCTGGCCAAGAAGCCAACCAGCGCCGAAAAGCCGGACGCGATACTCATTCCAAGCCAGAGGCCGCCCTTGCCCTTGTTGGCCAGAGCAAGCAGCTCTTCAAGTTGGCGTTCCATTTTGTCGACCTTGCGATCCATGTCCTGGACTTTTTGCCAGAGGACGCCGTACTTCACCAAGTCGATCTCGTTCCCATCCGCCATGACGTCGGCCTCCAACATTTACAGGCCTTCACCTGGGGTGACGTAGACGGTAGTCGCGCCGGAGGCTAGACCGCTGAAGAAGGTGTCTTTGTTGAAGCGGATGATCTCCACCGCACCAGGCACCAGAACGATGGCATCCGAAGGCGTGCCAGCAACTGGAGCAACGGCAGCGGCCTGGGCCAGTGCAGCTGTCGGGCCAGTGCCCAAGAACACGGTGTTCGTGCCAGCGTTCACAAAGCGGTACTGGCCTGTGGCTTGTGGGTTGAACTTCTCGTAGACGGGAGCCTGCACGCCAGATGGGGCAGTGCCAGCGGCAGCGACGACGACGGTCTTGCCTTGGGGGTTGAATGCGATTTGCGAGTTGGTAGCCATGTTTATTTTCCTTCCAAGATTGCCAAACGAGCAGTGAGTTCTTGAATAGCCGCGACCAGCAGCGGCACAGTTTCAGCGTAGCGCACACCAAGGGTGCCTTCGCCATCATCGGTGACGACTTCAGGAAGAACAGCCTGCACTTCTTGAGCGATCAGACCGACTTGAGGAGTATTCGTCTCGTCAGACTTCCAGGTGAATCGAGCAGGCGTCAACGAGTTAACCTTGGCCAGCGCGTCCTCGATCTTGCCCGTCACGTTCTTCTTGCGAATGTCAGAGGTCGAAGTCCAGGACGTTGCGCCGTAGGTCATGTAAACACCAGCACCGGAAGCGTTCTGGAAGAACATCGTTCCGAACTGCGACATGAACAAGTTGTACGACTGGCCAGCGCCAGCAGTCGTGTTCATGATCACGTACTGTGGGCCATTGCTCATGACCTGGACGGAGTTGGCATCTCCTGGATTGAGCTTAGTTGAACGACCAATGATCAGGTTATTGGCCGTGTCCAGCAGTGCGCCTGTAACGCTTCCATTGGTGCCAAGACCTAGGTCTGTCGCGCCACTTGTGGTAACGCCACCAGTCAGAGTGGAAACGCCAGAGACATCCAGCGTTGTACCGTTAAGACCAGCGCCGCCTTCAACGCGCTGCCACACGCTGCCGTTGAAAGTCGCCCAGTCACCAACGCCCCAGTTGCTGATGCCATCGAGTGATGTTGTGCCTGCGACGCTGACGACGTAATAGTCGCCCTTGGTGCCAACACCGGACGCCAATGCTGGCGTGTTGGTGCTGGCATTCCAAGTGCCTTTGTAGTTCAACGCACCGATGGCGTTGGCGATGGAAGAGACGGTCTTTAGCATGATCAGCAGTCCTTCGCGTTTGCAAACTCAGGCAGAGTTTTGAGGTGGTCGTATGCCTGCGCAATGAAGTTCTTTGCGCCTTCTGCCATGTCTGGCGTAAAGGACACCGCAACAAGATGTGCGTGCGGCTCCTTATCTGCAGCGTCCTTGCTTTTGAAGCAGTTGATGCGCACATTCATGCTGCGCTTATCTCCTGCCACGTATGCAATTCTGCAATACGCGCCCTCGATTTTTGCAGGCGTGTCGAATGCAGAGGGCTTGTATTCAATGGTTGTTTCAAGTGCCATGATGTTCTCCTGTAAATGTTGCGTTTCGATTATGGCGATGCCGTAAATCGTACTTGTTCAAGAATCAGCGATGTTCCGCTGACGACGGTCACATCACCGTTTGGATCAATTTGCACTTCACCTCCCGGCACAACGTTCTTGACGCGATACAAAGGACGGTAGCCTGCAGGCAGGTTAAAAGCAACAGTTCCAGCAGAACCGCCGCTGACGCCGCCAGTCAAGACAACTTCACCGACCTGCTTTTTCAAGATGTACTGCACAACGTCGTATGGAGCACCGACGTTTACCCAAGAGTTCTGAAAGACTGAGACCGTGCCACGCAATCCACCAGCCGTGTAAAACATGTTGAACTGCGGCACGGCAGGACCAAACGCAGAAGGTGCAATGCCGTCAATCGTCACCAACGAGAAAATGTCTGGGTACGGCCCGAAGCCGTAGCTACCGTTCTTCAGGCCAATGGGGGTTAGGCGAATTTGGTTTCCTGTTCCCCAATCGACAAAGTAGCAAGCCGGATCGGACAGGTAGGCGTGCATGGTGTTTGCCACCCACAATGAGTAAGCCGAAACACAGGCATAGCGCATCTCGCTCAGGCCACTGCCTTCAAAGTAGAACTTGTTGAAGACGGTGCCGTAGGAGTAGAACTGGAACAGGCCGCCAGAGTAGCGCTCGATAGTGATGTCGAGGCTGTTGTTGGTGCTGGTGCTCAGGCCATCTGACCCGATGATCATTCCCCACGAACGGTTGTAGTGATCGTTTGTGTTCAACTTGAGCACAGGAACCATCGCGCCGTTCAGTGCGTTCATGAACGGCTGCAGGTATGCAGCAGGCACGGTGTGCGAAACAGGCTGGTTGGATGCGCAGTACACCTCCCAGTTGTTCGCGTTGACGTTTTCCCATGCGATCACCCCATAGTAAGGTGTTAAGCAGTGAACGCTGAAATACGCGCCAAATGTGAAGTTCACTAGCATGCCAGTTCCGCATCCAGTGACGGAGACGTTATCCACCACTGCGCCAGGGCAACCTTGAATGCGAATACCACCCCATGGCATCACGCCATCAGCGCGAATGAACAGGTCGCGCACACCAGAGTTGAACACAAAGTTCGGAGCAACGTTGTTGCAGAACTCGTTGTAAGCGTAGGGCAATCCGGTTGCCACCTTGGTGGCCGACGTGTCAATGACCCATTGGTTTTGAATCACGAAGTCTGCAAACAGGCACGAGTTGTCGGCAGTTCCGCCGTTAAACGGGTAGCGATCTGGTGCAACGCCTTGCAGGGTGGTGTAAGACGGAATCTTCAGACCCTGAGTGATGCGATATTGACCATTGGTCTTTGGAAGCAGCACAGTGCCGCCGCCAGTGTTGCCAACATAGTCCAATGCTGCCTGAATCGCAGCGTAGTCGTCTGTTCCGTTCCCAGGAACGCCGGTGGAGTTTCCAACAGCACCGAAGTCCTTGGCGCTTACCGTGCGGCTGTTGTATGCCTCCTGGTTGGTTGCCACAGCGCCAGAAAATGGAGGCTCATAGACAACGTTTTGAGCGTCAATGCTGCTGATAACAACGCCGCTATATCGCTCTGTCGCAGACGGTGCACTGTAGACAGCGCTGCCGTTCCTATTCATCACTCGGATGCTGTAGTCGCTGTTGACGTACAGGCGTGTAGGCGTGCCATTGCGCGAAGGGTATCCAGCCAGGGTGCGAATAGGCTGAGGCGCAAGGATGGTCAGCGCCTCGTCCCAATACACGTTGATGGGGTTAGTCTGAGGATCGAGGTTTGCCGTTCCGATCCAGACATAACCAGCCTCCAGAGGTTGGCCATCGATGTCCGTGAAGATCGGATAGGTGGGTTGAATCGAGAGTGCGGACATTACTGGTTCTCCTGGTCAAATTGGCGTCCTGTCTGGACAGCGGATTGCAGCCACTGCACTCTCGCGTCCAAGGATTGTGGCAGCTTTGCTGCGTTTGCAAAATCGGAAAATGCCTTGCTCGCGGCAGTGCGACGGAGCACGGCCTGGCTTGGCTCTGTCTTTGTCGCGGCCTCGATGGCCAGCTTCTGGAAGTCGTCGCTGGCGAATAGATTACCGGCAGCTTTCACTGCATCAGCGTTGCCCTTGGACATGAACTGCACGATGTCAGGCGCAACGAAGCCGCCACCAGGGATTGCACTTGCTGCACCTGTGACGACGCGTTGGGCTGTCGTGCTTTGCATGACCTTGCCGATCAATCCTTCGGCCTTCATGGCCTCAACCAGCGCCTGGTTGGCCTTGCCGGTGGTGAGCACCTGGGCGCGTGCGTCGGTGATCCTGCGCGAGATCTCAAACAGGTCTCGTAGCACAGGGTCTGCGTCCTTGCCAAGTACCTCGATTACCTGCTTGTAGACAGGTGGGTTGGCACGCAGGCCGCGATAGGTCTTGGCGAACTCAGCAAAGCCGAACGCACCTTCTTGGGCAGCGCGGCCGGAGCTTGCGACGGATGCCAGGGCCGTGGCGATGGTCTCCTTGCGCAACTCAGGAGGCACGACCTTGATCAGCTTGTTGAACTGCGCCGCGTCACCCTTGGCTGCCGACTTGATGGCCGACTGCATAAGGGTTGCCACGCTGCCGTCGCTCTCTTTGCCAAAGGCACCGACGATGCGGTTTTCCAGGGCTTTGCGCTTGGCGGTCAGCAGGTTGGCTGCACGCAGCTCTTGGCGCAGTGCATCGCCACCGATCTGGCCGACGTTGGTCAGCTGGTCTTCGGCCAAGGCACCGTAAAGGCGCTTGAGGTCGCCTGCGGCCATGTTGCCGTAAGGAGACTCCTTGCCAGCCATTGCTTGGCCGATCAGGTTTTTCTCGCGCAGCAGACGGCCGTAGGTCACGGCAGGGTCGGTGGCCAGCTCGTACAGCTTCTTTTCCTGTGCGGACAAGCCTTTTTCACCGACTTCGGCCAGCACGTCGTCGAGCGTTTGTGTCAGACGAGGGAATTGGACGGTCGAGGTCTTTGGAATCGTGGCGTCCACACGCTTGTAGATCACGTCGGCATCGTTGAACAGCTGCGTGCGTGTTGTGTTTAGGCTGTCCAGGATGCGCTGGGAAGTTGCACCAGGAGCCGGACGACCCTCAATGAAGGCCGCGTCAAACTGCTGCACAACGTCGTCGGCCTTACCGATGGCAGTGCGGACGGTATTCACCCAAGCAGCCTCAGCCTCACCACCGGCCACAGACCGGGTCAGGCCAACAGCCGCACGAACTTGTGGGTTGTCGCTGAACACGTCGAATGGCAAGTCCATGCCAAGGCGCTCGGCTGCGGCACGGGCCTCAGGGTTTACCTGGGCAACGTCCGCCAGCTTGGCTTTGGCAGCGGCAGAGCCTGGGCCGCTGCCGGATGCCTTGCGCACCAGGTCGCCAACTTCCTCGAAGGCCTCGGTGGCTACTTGGGCCACAGGAGCAGCCTCGGGTGCCATCGCGGTGCCAATTGGTGCGCCAGCAGGGGCCGCAGGAGCCGTCGGCGCAGCTGGCGCAGGCATTGGCTCAAGCGTTGGCTCAATTCGCGCAGCAGGGGCAGGAGCAGGGGCCGCAGCGGGTACTGCAGGCGCAGGCGTAACAGGACGGCCGGTGGCACGCTGGACGGCTCGCTTTACAACAGGTGCGGCTGCCTGAGCAGCACGCTGCACGACTTGGCCAGCACCACCAGCAGCGCCAGCGGTGACAACCTCGCCAGTGTCAAAGCGGCCACCAGTGCCTGCTTGGGTTGCCTCGATCACGGCCTGGGTGCCAGCGCCAGCGGCAACAGCACCAGGAAGCGTTGTGGCGCGACCGGCAGGGGTGAAGGCCAGCAAGCCGCCAAGAGCACGCGGAATGTCGCCAACCGAAAAACCGGGTGGGATGGCGTACTCTTTCTGGTCAACAGACGATTTCAGGATGAAGTTTCCCTTGGCGTCTTGGCGTGCCTCGATGCCGGGGAAGTTGGCCTTCAAAATCTGCACGGTCTCCTGTGGGTTGGAAACCAAGGTGCCCAATGCAGACTTCAAAGAAGCCACGCTCATCTGGTTCAGCTCTGGCATACCAGTCCACTCGGGCAGAGCTTGGGTTTCAGGCGTTGCTCGTCGTGAGCCAGTGACCATCTCGCCAACGGACTCAAAGAAGCCCATCTTTTGAGGCTCTGCTTTGCCACCGAACTGTGTTGCCATAGCCGCATAGTCGACGGCTGGAGCTGCGGCAGGTGTGGGCGCTGCAGGAGCAGGCGCAGCGGGACTGGTGGCCGTGCCACCGAACTGTCGTGCAAGTGCTGCGTAATCGGTTGCCATCAGCGAATCCCTGCTGCTTTCTTGAAGGCGTCAGCCGCCTGCTGGTTCGGGAATGTGATCACCTGGCCATTGGGAGCCGTGACGCTCACTTGGGCAGGTGCAGGTGCAGGCGCACCAGGTGCGGCCGGAGCAGGAGCGCCAGGTGCAGTCGGTGCTTGCTCGGTTGGCGTGTAGAAGATGTTTTCTGTCTTCAATCCGTAGCCCTTTGCAATTCGCTCCAAGCCGGTGCGGACTGTTTTCTCTCCTTCCAGAGCGCTGTTGTACAAGCCTTTGGCCTGTCCTTTGAACGCTTCACGTTGAGATGAACTAAGACGTTGTCCGCTTGCAACCTTGTTGTAGATGTTCATGATTCGCTCAGGAACACCAGCTGCGTTTTGCGCTGTGGCAAATTCACCTTCGCGCACCACAGAACCTGGGTCGAGCATCTTCATGTAGCCAAAGATCAAAGACAAGTCACCAACTGCGGTGTCCTCAGAGGAGAGAACACGACCATAGGCCGACTTTACTTCCTGATATGGCTTAGTCTGATCGTTATATTCCTTGCGGAATTTTGTCTCAGTCTCTGGTCGCTTATCAGCAGGGATGAT